AGAACTCGAAAGGTGCTTCAAGCTGAGGTCAGTACGTGGCAAAGAAAGACCCCTTTCCAAATGATTGGGAGGAGGTCAATGATACAGATCCTGAGGATTTTGAGACTGGTTCTTATGAAGAAGTCTTGGAAGAGCTAATGACTTGGCATCTTCCTGATCCTTATGTATGTGTCATTCGCTCGTACAACCCCAACACACAAACACTCAAAGAGTACGCGTACAAGTACCACTCCAAGGCACGAAACCGCTTGTTAAAACTTGCGGACACCGAGGAGGAGGTCACAATCCTTACTCAAGACATCATCGGAACACTCAACTACCTACCTTGATGATCCATGCATTTTCTTACGACGGATGAATTTTCTGAGTTGTTGGAGGACAGCTCAATGACGGTCTTCCCCAACGGTCTTGCGTATTTCGCATACGAGCGGGACTCCCTCGAGCCTAGCCCTGACGAGCTAGTGCGCTTGTACTACAGTGCTCCATCACAACGCTGAGGAAATGACATTACTCTGGCTCCCTCGACTCGACCTGTACATCGGCTGGCAGAAGCAGATGCGCCGCAGAAAGCTGCATTTAAGCTGCACAAAGGCGTCCATACGTGCATGGTACGGGCCATTAGAGCTATTCTGGGACTGGAGTCACAAGTAATCCACTAGGCCACCATGGGCGCATCCAGTCAGCGACCACGATCCCAAGTCACCGATGACATGGCTCTGCAGTTCATGCGGGCTAATGAATTACTGAGACTGATGGATCCTGATATCCCAGCTCGTTGTTTGACGATCTTCTTTTACGTGGCATCACATGATCCATGTTTAAAAACAGCCGTCGAGGAGGAGTTAGGAATTACTCAGGGTTCATGTAGTCGAGGCACCGACTACCTGTCCGCAACCAATCGCCTCGGGAAACCTGGGTTGAATTGGATTTACAAAAAGGAGGACAACCTCGATCCACGGCGCATGTTGTTATCACTAACACCAGCTGGTAAGGCTGTGATTCGTCAACTCAAGGAGATCTTCTATGGCTGAACGAGGACCAACGTGGGGTGAGTGTAAAGCATTCACCTTTAAGACACGGGAAAAGTGGAGAGCTGAGGCTGCACGTATTCGAGAGAATCCCAAGTGCCGTTCTCAGAACAACACGATCTACTGTGCCCACATCACACGGGAGATCGGAGATAACTTCCTGATTTCCAAACTCACTCAAGGTAAGGTCACTGAACTTGTCATTGATCTGGAAGAGGAGCGTGAATGGGAAGGACCGTCAAGTCCTAACCTTGTCATCAAGACCATCCGTACAGTTGTCAATCACTGCTACGACCATGGTTTCATTGAGGAGAAACCCTTCAAGAAACTAGCGCTACGTGGTAAGACAGAAAGCCGCAAGACTTTCTTCACTGTAGAGGACATCAAACGGATTGCTGATGCAGCTGTTGATCCATACCAACTGCAATCGTTGTCTGATTGTGTGTGGATGCTTGGCTGCACAGGCATGCGGATCGGGGAGCTGCTCAAAGTGACCTCTGAGGACATCGAGATCAAGGCTCGTCGCATCCACATCGGTGGCCGCCCTGGCTTCATCACCAAGGGCAAGAACTACCGGTGGGTGACCCTGATCGACCCGCTCATCCCGGTCCTGGAGCGGCGCATGCAAGAGGTGCCTCAAGGTCAGCCCTTGTTTGCCAATGATTTTGGTTCAGTGTCATCACTGCGACGACGCTTCAACAAAATCAGGAACTATTGCGGCTTTCCACCTAACTACAGCTTCCATGCGTTACGACGCGGTTTTGCCACCATCTTGGCTGAGTTGGGTACGCCAGTAACAGCAATTCAAAACATGCTTGGTCATGCTCGAATTGACACGACACTAAGTTATGTACAGATCACAGACACAGGTAAGGTCAAAGCACTCAACAAACTCAATGACTACATACGGGATGGAGATCCCGAACAAAATGAGTCAGTCGTCCACGATCTTTACGCTAAACTACAACAGCAAAATGATCAATTGCAAGCACAGCTCAACGCAGTTATGGCTCTGCTGGGACAACAACAGAGCGGATCGAGCATCGTCGAGCGAGTCTCCTAGAGTACTCGACCAAATTGCTCGACTAAACACCGCCTCCCCCGTCTCGCTTTAAGATTCACCCGTGGATCACCCCAAACACCTTGCTGGTGTTAGGATTTAACCAAGGGAGCGTGGCGGAATTGGCAGTCGCACTCGACTCAAAAAAGAGGGTCAAATACGACCACAGATAGACGAAAGGCGGTCCCAGTGGCCGCCTTTTCTTTTGCCAACTGGCATCCACACGTGCACAGCAGTTTTTCACCAATCGAGCACCAGTCGAGCATTGAGATTGCCCATGAGTACAGCCCCCTTAATTGAGCAACAGCTGGCCCTCGAACGCCGGGCCGTGGCCTGCGGGCACGAGCGGGTGGAGCACGACACCAGACGCATGGAGGAGCGCTCCTACGCCTCGGCAACGCTCTACGGGGCGCCTTGCATCAGCAGTGCCCTGCCAGAGGTGGCACGGGTCATCACAGCCACCCTGCAGCGCATCCACGCCGGCCACAACGGGGTGGACTTCGCCACGATCCACCAGTACCTGGAGGGGATCGAACCGGAGGCAGCGGCGGCCATTGCCCTCAAGATCACCTTCGACAAGGTGTTCAGCGCTCGCGACAAGGCCAACGAGATCGCCTCGGTGATCACGTCCATTGGGGCGGCCTTGGAACAGGAAGCCCAGCTGCGCTGGTATCAAGCCCAAGATCCGGACCTGCTGGACGGCATCCGGCGCAAGTACTGGCACAGCTCCTGCGGCACTCAGCAGAAGGTGACGGTCGCCCGAACCTTAATGAATCGTCACAACTACGAGTGGCAGACGTGGGGATCCGTGGTGCGGGCCAAGCTCGGGGCCTGGCTGTTGGACTGCGTCATGCAGGCCACCGGCTGGTTCGAGCGGGTCACGGTCAAGCGGCACAACGGCACACCCACCTTGGTCATCCCCAGCCTGCGCTTTGCCGAGTTGCGGGAGGAGCTGATGCGGGAGGCCCTGCTGTTTGCCCCAATGGCCTGGCCGATGCTGATCCCACCCCGGGATTGGTCACCGATCAGCCCCGGGGGCTACCTCATGAACGAGGTCATGAAGGGTCATGAACTGGTGCGTCGGGGCGACAGCCGACTAATACAGGGGACCACACCTCTCCTGTTTCTGAACAAGCTCCAGAAGGTGGCCTACACCCTCAACCCTGTAGTCGTAGAAACGGCGGAGGTGTTGATGGCGCGGGGCTACAAGCTGGGAAAGTTCCTGCCCATCGTGGAACTCCCGCTGCCTAACAAACCGTGGGACATTGCGGATAACGCGGAAGCCCGGCATGCCTACCGGCGAGCAGCTGCAGAGGCCATGAACGAGAACGCCGCAAGCTTCAAACGCTCGTGTCGTACTCGGATGACGATGCAGACGGTGGAGATGTTTAAGGGAAAGGAGCGGTTCTATCTGCCGTGGTCATTTGACTATCGGGGTCGGGTCTATCCCATCCCCGCCTTTCTCACGCCACAGGACACAGATTTCGGGAAGTCCCTCCTGAAGTTTGCTGAGCCCAGCTTCATGACTCCTGAGGCTGAGCAGTGGTTGGCCTTTCAGGTCGCCACGACCTACGGCCTCGACAAAGCCACCATGAAAGAACGCCAAGAGTGGGTTGCGAACAACCACGAACTAATTTCGTGTGTCGCCAGTGATCCACTAGTGCACATCCACTTGTGGGAAGGAGCCGACGAGCCGTGGCAGTTCATGGCTGCGTGTGAGGAGTTCAATGCTTGTGTCATTGAGTGCTCCCGCAGTTGGACCTCATTGCCTGTGGCCGTGGATGCCACGTGCTCAGGGCTGCAAATCCTTGCAGGGCTGGCTCGTGATCAATCCACAGCTCGGCTGGTCAATGTGCTTCCAGGTGAACAACCAATGGATGCGTACAAAGTGGTGGCAGAGGCGGCAAAGCCAAAACTTCCCAGTCATCTAGCGGCTCTCCTCGACCGGAAGGTCACAAAGAGGACCGTGATGACGATCCCATACAACGCAACCAAACACAGCAATCGTCAGTACATCCGTGATGCGCTGAAAGAGAAGGGTGTTGAGTTCACACCTGAGGAGTTAACGCTCATCGTTAACGCTGTGCGGGAGGCCATGTACGAGGTTGTACCTGGCCCCATGCGGGTCATGGACTGGATCAAGCAGGAGGTGAGCGCTGCGTTCAAACGCGGTGCTGATCATTTGCAATGGCAAACCCCATCAGGGTTCATCGTCAAACAAGACCGTCGCAAACGGAAGACCCAGACCGTCGCACTCCAGATCTTGGGGCGTTGCCGCGTCAACCTCACAACGGGCTTTGAAGGACCAGATGTTAAGGCCCACATGTCGAGCACGGCACCAAACGCAATCCATTCGTTGGATAGCAGTTTGTTGGCCATGGCATTCCTTAAGTTCACCGCCCCATTCACCGTCATCCACGACTCAGTGCTGTGCCGCGCCACAGATATGTCTGAGTTGAATCGTGTAGTTAGGGAAACCTACTACGAAATCTTCGCTAACGGCAACTTCCTTCAGGAGTTCGCTGAAGCAATAGGAGCTGAGACGGAACCGCCAATCATTGGTGATCTAGATCTCGACTCGGTACTTGAATCCACTTACTTTTTTTGTTAATGGCAACCAAAACCATCGTCACACAAAAGCCTGTCAAACTCGAAGGGTATCAGGCTGTGATGAAGCCCAGCAAGTATGGCTATTCACTTGCTACTGTCTTTTCTGATGATCTGATTCAACAACTCGAAGAGGACCGCACTGAGGTTCTCAAGTGGTGTGAATCGAAACTGAAGAACCCGAAGCGTTCCACGCTGAAGCCTGAACCTTGGGAAGAGGTCGGTGAGGGTCAGTACAAGGTCAAATTCGGTTGGAATGAAGACAACATGCCAACCATCGTTGACAGCGAAGGTACGATTGTAAAAAACACAGCACTTCCCGTTTATAGCGGAAGTACTGTGAAATTAGCATTCTATCAAAAGCCTTACATCCTTAAGGATGGTGTGACCTACGGCACCAGCTTGAAACTGAAGGGCATTCAGATCATCAGCCTTGCCAGCAGTGCTGGTGTGGATACCGGTGACATGGATGCTGGGGATGTGGCAGCTCTGTTTGGAACCACCAAAGGGTTCAAGGCAGATGATCCCAACGTCACTCCGTCTGCCATCACGGAAGACGAGCTGGATTTCTGAGCATGGCTTTCCGCTCTGGGTTGGAAGAGAAGGTCGCTGATCTCCTCACCAACCTGGGGGTTAAGTACGAATACGAATCCACCAAGGTTCCATACGTTCTTCGGTGTAATTACACGCCGGACTTCTTGCTGCCAAATGGTGTCTATCTAGAGACCAAAGGTCAACTCACCGAGGAAGACCGTCGCAAGATGAAGGCAGTGAAGGAAGCCAACCCTGAGTTGGACGTTCGATTCGTATTCCAATCCCCCTACAACAAGATCTACAAAGGATCAAAGACAACCTACGCCAAGTGGGCCGAGAAAAACGGCTTCCTTTGGTGTGCCTATCACTCCATCCCCATTGAATGGTTGACCTAAAAGTAATTAAAGATCTTGCGGCCAACCTGATCATGGCCCTTGATAAGCATTCGTCTCCAAATGACATCGTCGAAGGTTTCGAGGATGCCCTTGATGAGTACGAAGAATTGATCCAACGATTCCATGTATCAAACGAGCCCCGCTGAAACCAGTGAGTTCACCGCTCATGAACCTTGTCCTTCCTGTGGATCAAAGGACAATCTGGCTCGTTACGACGACGGTCATGGCTACTGCTTTGGCTGTGGCCATTGGGAATCTGGCACTGGTGATGTTGTACAAAAACGAAAAGGACACATGACCTTCACCGTCAAGG